CCCGTGTGTAACGGGTCCCGCACGCAGTGCAACATCACCCTACTACGTAAGTAGTAGAATTTACCCATAGGAGGTACACAGCCAGGTGTCAGAAATGCGACGAAGATCCCGCGCTATCCAGGGTCTTGCGACCAAGGGTAGCGTAGCGACCTATAAGGTCGTTGCCGGGAAGAGAGTAGATACAATCTCCTCTCAATCTCGCGCATTAAATCTACCTGGGAATCAGGTTACTGATTCGGAAGGCCATCCATTCTCGAAGAATAAATCTTCGGGATTGGAGGACATTGGTGGACCATTTAGCAGTACACGTAAGTACGTGATAGGAACTTTTCCCTCACGTCAGTGTATTGTTAAGAGCAATACGTTCAGTGGACCGCCCTCCTTTCATTTGGAGGACGAGTACAATGGACCTATTATGCCCTACGATGCGTCCATCAGTGTCGGCGGTAAGAAAGTATTGAACTTTCCGCCTCCGGGCAACTCAAGCAATACAAAGCTTGACGAGCTCGGAGCAACGGCGGTTAGTCGATGCTCTCCTACCAACTCACCCGTTGACCTCTCCGTTGCCGTCGGAGAACTGATCAGAGAAGGAATACCTTCGATGATCGGTTCAAAGACTTGGAAGGACAGAACTCTGAGCGCGCGTAACGCGGGCTCTGAGTATCTGAACGTCCAATTTGGTTGGCGGCCTATCCTGAATGAGATTGGAGACTTTACCAATCTCATGACTCGCGCAGATGCTGTGCTTGCACAGTATGAGCGTGATGCAGGAAAGGTTGTCCGGAGACGATACGAGTTCCCTGTGAACCGAACTGTTACAGAAACGGACTTCGGGACTCTAGTTCCTTATATAGAGCCCGGAGGCGTAACTCTGTATCAGTCGGGAGGGCGCGTGATTAGGAAGCGTGAGAGCTTCCAACGTCAATGGTTTAGCGGTGCGTTCACGTACCATTTGCCTTCCGGTTATGACTCCCGGAATGCGATGGATCGTTTGGCACTGCAGGCCAAGTTATTTGGCCTCGATTTGACGCCAGACACAGTCTGGAATCTCGCTCCCTGGACCTGGGCCATCGACTGGTTCTCAAATGCCGGAGATGTTGTTAACAATATCTCCGACTATGCGAACCAGGGTCTGGTTATGCGGTATGGGTACATAATGGAACATACCATTGTGAAAGATACCTATACCAACACGGGACCCACACCCGCTAGCAATAGCGGAGGAGTACCCCGTGTTCTTCACCCTCTGGTCTTGGTCACTGAGACTAAGATCAGACGGCAGGCAAACCCCTTTGGGTTTGGAGTATCTTGGGACGGTTTGTCTTCGTTCCAAGCCTCCATTTTGGCGGCCTTGGGTATTACTCGAGGTCGTCGGTAGTTGTACTGCCTAACACCAACGGCCACGATGGCCGAAAGGAGCGTGCCTAATGGCATTCTCAGACCCACAGTCCATCACAATCTCTGGCGTCGCTTCCAGCCTACCCCGTACGAGTACGGGGCAGAACGGGAGTGAGTACCAGAGTGCGGATGGCCTGATCAAGCTAACCGCGAACTCCGCCTACGGGCGGCGGACGCGGCGCGTGGTCAGGGTCGACCACTCCAAGGTCTCGGCGGATGTCTACCTGCCGGCACAGAACGTTAAGCACTCGATGTCGCACTATCTTGTGTTTGACGTTCCGCCGGTCGGTTACACCAACGCCGAGATCAAGGCCATCTACGATGGCTTCAAGGCGCTCTACACGGGTACCAGCGATGCGCTCATCACCAAGCTTCTTGGTGGAGAGTCGTAAAGCGGTACTGGGTCGGGCAACTTGTTGTCATCTTCGTCGCCGTATTAATGGCGAAGTGGATGGTCTATGAATTCCAGAAAATTGAATGTGATTTCTTACCTCACATCAATACTGGAGTTCCTAAAAGTGGTCCTTCCTGGGATTATAGAGAAAGGATTCTCTTAAATCCTAAGGTCGATGGGAGCCTTTAGGCTAGGATGAAGTTAACCTCTATTTAAGGAGGGCTTCTGAAAAGCCTATTAGCTCTATGGAGTAAGCTTGCACACGAATGTGCAAGCAGATGTCACACTAGCGCCACCCTCGACATTAAAACTGTCGAGTGTCGGTCGTTGAGCGAAGGTGAATCGTTTCTCACGATCACCTTGCCTGAATTCGGTAAAGGGTTCGAAAGAGCCCTTGACGAAGGTCAGGCCAGCCCCTCTTGCTTTCCAGGATTCCGATTCCGAAAGGAAATCGGATCTGGTCAGCTAAAAGGTCTCCCCCTATTTCTAGGAGGTTTCCTGGGCCGCATTTTCGACCGGAGTAGCGGTGTGTTGCTGGATGAGCCGTGCATAGACGCAATTCGATCCGTACGTCAGCTAACGTTGATGTTCGGAAAGATGCTAACACCTTGCAGTGATGCAAGATTAGCTGCGGCCTTTGACCAGTTCATCCAGTGTGAGAAGGAAATCAGAGAGACGGACAGGCAACTGTCCGAGCGTGATGCTGCCGATTTCAAAAGGATCGGCTCTCTTTTGTTCGGGTCCATCTTCACCGAAGTGGATCGCGAGATCTACTACGGAAGGATGATACCCAAACATGGTCCAGGCTCCACTGCTGATAGAATGCGTGGAAACGCAAAATATCTACAGGGGGTATGGACTCATCGTTTGGAGCCGTACTTCCCATATGGGGAGTACGTCCTACCCAATTGGCGATATAACTACCAATTGGACGATGTTGATTTCCTCGAACCCGGTGCAGAGACTCCCGTTAGGGTTGTCGCTGTACCTAAGACGCACAAGACCCCCAGAATCATTGCTATGGAACCAACTGCAACGCAGTACGCGCAGCAGGCGGTCCTCGCGACGTTTCTGGACTCGCTTGGACGACATTATGTCGGACAGGCTATTATCGGATCCGATGACCAGCGTCCTAACCAGTCGCTGGCTCGTGAGGGATCCCTTTACGGGAAACTGGCAACACTTGATTTAAGTGAAGCCTCCGATAGGGTCTCG